CTTTCCTGCATCTCTTGTATAAGCTTCAAACGTCATAGAAGATATAAACTGCTTATGTATTGCTACCACACCATAATCCATACAATTCCAAAACTGTAAGTTATGCAAACTTAAATCATTCTCAGGTGTTTCTGGATCTGTTGTAAAAGCACTTATTGGTAGTTTGTCAAACATTGCACCATAATCTGGTAAGTAAGTTTCAAAATAGAAAGCTCTGCCGGGCATTGATTTACATGAAATCCAAACACCTTTTACAAACTCACCATGTCCATCTTGGTGATCTCTTAAATATTCTCTTCTCACCCATACATGAATTGCAGGTAAATTGCAGATTAGTTGTGACACTTAGTATCCTCTATTAAAATTCATTCCTCTTGTAGCCGCTCCACCACCTTTCATTTTAACAATACCACCTTTTTTATAATTTTTTGTTGCAGAGGTATTTCCTAAATCTCTTTGTCTTCGATGTAGCTCTAGTAGCTGTTCTCTTGTCATTTTAGAAAAATCATTTTTTTTCATTTTAGAGAAATCTAATTTTTCTTTTTTCCTATTTGCAATGTCAGCATCCATATCTTTAAATGCTTGATCGGCAGCTTTGTTAGCGTCTAATATAGGTTTTTTATTTGCAATAGCAGCTAACTCGGCTTGGGATTTTTTACTTCTAGCGTTTATGTTAGAGGTTATTCCACCACCCTTCATTTTGACGATACCTCCTTTTTTCATGAAACCCATTTTGTTTCTTACAGGCGTTGGTAATTTACCTAACCCTGTATTTTCAGAAGGAACAGCTTTTAAAGACCCGCCTTCTGCTTTCTTTTTTGTTTTACCACCAAATGGCTGACCAGTATCTTTCATTTGTTTTGCAACCTTACTAAGAAATACTTTATGCCCAATGTCGCCTCTTTTCTTTGGAGGAGAAACTTTTCCACCTTTTTTCATTTCTACTATTCTCCCTTTAGAAACCTTTTTTTTTCCTACTTTATATTCACCTGATTCAGCATCTTTTAACATTTTTATTCTGCTATCTTTTTCTGTTTTAGAACTTGGAGTTCTGTCAGGGACATTAAAATCACCTAAATCTTTTTTAGCTTTATCTATATATCTTTGCATACTAGCCATTATTTTTTCCTTTTAATAACTTCAGTTTTAAATTCTACCTTTGAATCTTTTCCTCTTATACCGTCATCTTTACGAAGTCCAGATCCCTCTCTCATATAAAGTTTTTTTGAAGTTTTTAAATTTTTTGGTCTTTTCTTTGGAATAGGAGCAGATATTTTTTTATCTGTTGGTTTGTTTCCACCAACTAAAGTTAAACCTGTTCCCCCTGCTATGTTTTTACCGCCTTTTCTAAGTCCGGTTCCTATTTTAGTAGATTTATTGCTTATTCCACTAATCCTTTTACCTTTTTCATTTTTAACAATTCTATATTCTTTGCCTCTGTTTGGCTGAACTTTTGTTGATCTTACAGTTGATGTAGCTATATCTTTAGTTGTCTTACCTACTTTTTTAGCTGTCTTACCTAATGTTTTGCCAACTTCTTTAGCTCCTGATACCAAAGCTCCCTTACCAAATTTACCACGGGTTGCTGCTAATAATACACCTCCAAGCACACCTTTTTCAATTGGGCTTGCTCTTCTACCTTTTTTACGCATACTTTCAGCTTTGGCTTGATTAACATCTGTTGTAGTGCCGCCTAAACCTTTTATTTTACTTTGCTTTTTTACAGCTTTTTTAAATCTTTCATTAGATTTTTTTTTATTAATTTCTGACATGATTAGGCTCCATAAAATGTGTCATAAGGTACGAATCTAGCAGACGCACTTTCTGTGTCTTCCCCTGCTGCTAGTTCAAACTGAAATTCATATTCCTGTTTAAGGGGTACAACTCTGTTTGCCACTTCAGGTCTTTTCATAGCTAAGTAATAAGCTAATCCTGAAACCAAACATGGAACAAATCTAGGTGGCACAAACGATGTAGTAGTCCCATCGATACCCGATGCTATACCATCTATCCCTGCTATTCTATAATAAGAAACAGTATAAGAAGCATCTGGTACAGGCCACAAAGTAATAGTGGTAGAGGCTGAAAGTCTTTGAATAAATATTTGAGTTGGCTTTCCTGTGGTATTCTTTGCCGATTGTTGTGCATAAGTTGAAACGCTAACTCTTGTTAAATTAGTGTCTATTTGATTAACACCAGTTCCCGTTCTTATTTGATGCTCAACTAAATCGACTGTATCTGCAGGAAGAGTGTACACTGATGTACCAGCTGTTATTGCTTGAGTGCCTGCCTCTATCGTCCAAAGATTAAGACCTCTGTTCTGCCATTCCATAGTTAATATATTAAAACTACGCCTTACGTTTCTAAGATCATTACCTGTTCTAAGTTCTAAACCAGCTCTTTGATACGCTTCTTCAAAAAGATCTGGTAAATCTGGTACTACTACTGCCATTTATGTGACCTTTCTATAAGATTTCGTCTTTCTTGCAATCTTTTTTGGCTGTTTAACATTTTGTTTACCTGCTTTAGTTCCTGCTCGCTTCTTAGCCGAAGTGGCGGAGTATTCTGCACTAGATAAAGCTTTAATCGCTTTCGCAGGAAGATAACGCTCACCGGTAGCTTTTGGCCCCTGTGTAGAAGGCTTACCACTTTTGGTTCTCCATTTCTGGTCTCCCCATGATTTCAAGCTCCTTTGTGATTTTTTTAATCCGCTCATAGTACCTCAAAACTTTACGCAAACTTTTACTTTTTACTCATCCAAGCTGTTGTTCCCATATATGCACCAACTATACCAGCACCTGACAGATAAAACAAATTACTTATATCAGATAACGCCTTTACTCTTTCAACGTCAATAACAAACATTGCTAATGTAAAGACACCCATAGCAATTAAAGTTGCCCTTGCCATTCTTAATTGAGCCAATTGCTTCCTTAATAAAGTTTCTGTTTCCTTCATTACTTTAGCATTTTCTAATTCTTCGTCTGTAACAATGCCATCACCATCTAAGTCATATTCGTTATACTTGCTCCCATTTTCTAACTTTTTGCTCATTTAGCAATGCTCCTTAAACTTTCCATAACACTATCAATAGACGGTTCTTTGCCATTAGGGTCTAAAACACATTTATATTTGCGAGGGCATCCATTTGCCAAATCTGTGAAATCTAGGGTAAAAGTTTTTTGAGCGCCAACATAAATGCAAGCTAACTTATCTTTATACACTTTACGTTTCTTTAATCTGCATGTGGTCATAGTAGGAAGAACAATTATGCCTTTTTGTATTTTTTGTTGTGTAGTGTAATCTTTAGCCTGAGACTTGTTAAATACACTTGCTAGTAATAATAAAAATCCACCTATAACTAATAATAAAAATAGCCATCCAATGCCTTCACCAATTTGTTTTCTTAATTGTTGTTGTTTGTATATAGTTTCTTGTCTTTGTTTTCTTATCTGACCTTCCATTTGAAGAAGCTCGTCATACGCTTGAGGGCCATGAGTTAGATTTAGAAACATCTTGAGTTCGTATCTTTGTTCCTCAAGTTTCTTTTTTCCAGCGTATGCAGCCATAGCCGCCTCTTCGATAGAACCTGCAGAAAAAATCTTACCAAACAGGGGAGGATTTTTGGCTTGTTTTTCTGCATTATCAACATCGCTCACAGCCCCCATCCATCTACCAATATCACCAGACATTTGTTCTATGTCTCTGCCCATTGCAAACCCACTTTTAATAGCACTAAATGCCTTACTAGCAACACCTACCGCTATAGATATAGTAACTGGGTCCATAATGTTTCATTCCTTATTTGTAGCCACCACCTGCCTTTTTATAGGCTTTAGCCATCATTTGTGCTTTTCTAGCAGACCATTGACCGGGAGCGCCACCTTTGCCACCTGCCTTAACTCTGTTGAATATGCTTTTTCTTAATGTCGGTTTTGTGTAATTGCCTGCTTCATTAACTTTGCTTTTTGTCTTGCCACCAGATTTCATCTTTATAGTGCCAAGAGTTTTTGCCTGACCTGCATGTAACTTAGATGCTTTTTTTAAACCAGTAATAACTTTTTTTAACTTAGACTTAACTGGTCCGCCTGCTTTCATACCAGAACCATCATCATAATCATTTGATTTTCTTAGTATTTCTAAATCACCAGCATCACTACCTGAAGATAAGAAACCACCTGTTTTTAACTTTGTTACTTTCATTAAGATCTCCTGTTAACTTTCTTTGCTGTTTTTGTCCTAGCAAAGGATCTATTAACTGACTTAGGCTTTACTGAAAGATTTTTTCTTTTATTATCTTTAGGGTTGCCATTCTTGTGGGCAACATCTTTGCCGTCACCTTTTGATACCTTGCCTACTTTCTTTAACTTAGCTCGAGCTGTATTTCTACTAGCTCTGTTTACTTTTTGATCTGGCTTTTTATGATAATTATCATATTCACCTTTATAGTTTCGACTGGGCATCCTGTGCTTCCTTTAGCTCTTTAATCCACTCATAACCAAATTGACTTTGCCATTGCATATCGTCAGATAAAATAGCTTTACAAGATTTACATTCTATAGAATTTTTTTCTGTTTCTTCTATAGCTGTCTTACAAATAGGACATAGCTTATCAATCATTATGAAGCCCTCGTTTTGCCTTTAGTTGCTATTCCATCTATTGATTTTTTCTTTTTAACAGAGCCACCACCCTTCATGCCTGTCATAGGAGTCATTCTATTTGATCTACCACTTCTATTAGCCATTATTTGTTCTCTTGCTTTAGCTTCCTTTTCTTCTTTGGTTAAACCTGCCATAGGTTTTGCTTTAGCCATACCTAACATATTCGCAATAGGGCCTTTACCCTTCATCACACTATAAGCAGGAGAAAACGTTTCTAATAATTTACCTACATTAGCTTTGATAACTCCACCTGATTTCTTTTTTTTAACTCTCTTCATTAACTCAGGATTTTCTTTTTTCATACTGTTAGCGGTATCACGAATAGCTCTTTTTGTAGCTTTACCCTTTTCAACTTTATATTGAAAGTCAGGACCAGTTCCACCTATACCTTCAATAAACTTATTTAAACCTGTGCTAGGTGGCTTTTTTCTAACCAAGGCTTTATATAAACTGTTTCGCATTCTAGCTTCTTGTTTGAATTTTTTATTCATTACATCTTTTAACATTTTAGGCTGTGGCTTTTTTTTATTTTTAATTGGCATTTTATTTCCCTTCATTTGATTTTTCATTGATGTTCTGGATATCATTAGATCATTGTTTCAAATAGTTTAACTGCAAAAGGAGAAATGAATATCAATATAGCTAATCCCCAAAGCTTATCTTCAAGTCTTTTAAGTTTGTCATTTATCTCGCCATATCTTTTATCACATGACTCTTCATGTTTTTCTAATAGCTTTAAAATCTCTTTAGTAGTCATTAACATTTCCACCTTCTTCTAGCTTGCCTTAAACGACTATTAGGATTAGCTGCAGCTTTAGGAAACTGTTTCATTTGCCCTGCTGATCTTGCACAATAAGACTTACGTCTTTTAGCTGATTTACTTCCAGCTTTAACTTTACCAGTTACTGCTGTTTTTAACTTAGAGCCGGGATTATCTTTACGATACTTAGCAACACCTTTGGCAGTCATGCCAGCCCCAGATTTAGTAGGACGTTTCTGACCACCACCTATGGTGTGACCTTTCATAGTTCCTTTTTTCTTTTCAGGCATACTTACTCCTAGGCGTAGAAGAAACTCATCATATCTGTGGTTGCTATTGTATACTTAACATACATACCATCTTCAAATGCAACTCCGTTTTGTGGAATTGTATTATCTATAGTAGTGTTGTCTGTTCCTATAGTTCTAGCTTTAAACAATGTTGTTCCACCACCATTAGGCTCTCCGTTAACAAATTCAATAACACCTGCTGCCCCACCAGAAACAATAGAATAACCTTTAAGACGGGTTCTACCACCAAAAATTATGTCTGCTGCAGAAGCAGTTGTTCCAGCTATCACTGTTCCTGCAGGATCTCCCACAGCCGTAATACTGATTATTGTTTTAAAGAATTTAGTTCCTGTTGAGGCAGTAGAGGAACCACCTGTAATATTTTCTGTTAAAGAAGCTCCATCTAAGTCGGTTCCTACAACATTAAAAGATATTCCACTATCGTCACTACCGGAAGTGATTACAACTGTTCTTGCTGAACCAAGCGTTACTGAACCACCACTTGCTAATGCACCACCTAATGTTAAGGCTGCATTTTCGCCAACTTGTGCGGATGCTGAAAACCCATTCGGATCTGCTGCAACTTCATCACTTATAAAGGTGACATTTACATCTGAATTAGATCCTGCCATATTATTCTCCTTATAAAAGGCAGGGGCTATAAGCCCCCACTCTAATTAAAATTTAGATAATACCATAAAGATTTATCAATGAGTAATCACCAGTTACGTTAACAATCATAACTGTACCAATAACTTGTATAACATCTCCTGCAGCTGGACCAACAGCGCCTACGGCTCCTAATGGAACAGCGTGGTTACCTACTACTAATGTTCCTGAAGTAAGAACAGTAGCTGGACCTGAAACAGCAAACCAACCATAATGAGTAGCAGCCATATCTACAACAGTGACACCCATAGT